TTACTCTTTTGACTTCCGACCTTCAACCTTCGCTTTTTCTTTCATCGGCTCGATTTGCCCCTCACTCATCTGCGCTGCCTCAGCTTCGCTTAACTCGATAACACCGCTGCGGTCGACGAGGATCTCTCCTCCGTTGCCGAAGCTCCTTACCCCTTCAGGTACAGCGCCAGCCTCTGGCAGGTAGAGCTTGAAGCTATGCTCGATGGGGCGTAGTACCTTATACTTCGCCATTGCACACCTCCCTCGAAGGGATTGGGTTAGGGGCCAGGTGTCAGAGCCTGGGAATTCACCTTCCCTGATCCCTAACTCCTGATTCCGAATTCCTGCTCTTAAGCCGTGGCGCTCAGGAATGCCAACCCTGCACCTGGGGCGACGACCTGGATGTCGTCGTATCGATGGACTTCGATTACGTCCGCCGTTCGGCTCTCGACTCGGTAGCGCTTGGTCAGGGTGCCGCCGAGTTCGGGCGCGCCGAACAGCCACCGGAAGGTGTAGCCCAGCGCCGGCTCGCGACGTCTCGGCTCGGGCGGAATGTACGCCAGCAGCGCGTTCTTGCCCCACACGAAGTCCAATGCTGGCGACTGCCCTTCCGTCGTCGTGTCGTACTCGGCACCCATTACCCAGAAGTTATCCACGTCGAACGCGCTCTTCAGGTGGTCGGCCTGCAAAATGCCGACCTGAGTGTATTTGAAGCGGTCGATAATCCGTGGGTGCTGGCGCAGCGTAGCGTAGACGGGGTAAGAAACCGCCAGCGTGTTGGCCGGCAGGGCGATGGCTTTTTTGATGACAGTCTTCTGGGCTTCCACCGCGCCGATGGGGTCAGAGTTGACATAATCCGACCACTGCGAGGTTCCCGAAAGCGTCACACTGGGAACCGGACTGGTGGCGCCCATGATCAGGTTCTTCACTCGGATCTCCAAGTCCAGCAAAAGAGCATCGGTGAGGTTCTCCGTGGTGTTGACTTCAAGGTCGGTACCGTCGGAGTTTGCGCGCTCTTCGTCGGAAATCGCATCTTTGAGCGAGTGATCGTCGCACAGGTACGGATTGTTGCTCAAAGTCCAAGGGGCGATCTCTCGTGCCTCACTCTTGGCGTGCCGAATGGTCTCGTATTGCCGGAATCTCTCCTTGCCGAAGACCCAGTAGCGCCCGCTCTGCTTTTTGATGGGCACAATGGGAAACAGCCGCTCCGCAAAATAGTCATCGTTGCGGTAGGCAATGCTGACGTTGTTCAACGGTTGATCGAGGTATTGCAGCGAAATGTCGGCCATTTTTTCTCCAGTGCTTTGGTAGCTAGTGGTTAGTAGCTAGCCACTTCTCTGGCGGCCCCACCGCGCAGGGTGGGAACTGAAGCCCTCACTGACGCGCCGCCCGCTCGAGGCGCTGCCAGCTACGCGGGCGCCCCTGGCAACGCTGCTCCAGAGGTTCATGCCCGCCGCGTTTCTTAGAGCAGGAGCCAACCAGGCACTAACCACTAGCCACTGGCCTCTGCCTTAGACCTTCGTCTGAGCGAAATTCAATTCCACCTGCACAATGTCGTTGGGATTCGTCACGTTGTGCAGGGCCATGCCCACCGGGTACACGGTGGTCCCCGCCGCCTCGTTCACCGCCTTCACCCGTCCCCAGTTATCCGCTACGTTCACCAACTGCCCCTGGTTGATCGCCCCCGCCGCCAGGCACCGCGCCACCCCATTCACCTGCAGCGTCATCCCCCGGTTCTGCAGGTTATACAGCACCGGCACCGTCCCCGTCACCGTACTCGGGTTGGTCCCCTGCGGCACAAAATAATTCGGCTCCACCAAGTGCTCCGTCAGCACCCCCAGCACCCCCGCCGCGTTCGCCCCTCCCGGCAGCGCCGCGTACTGCTGGCTCTGCGTCGAAGGGTTCGCCACCGACTGCACCACCACCGTATACTTGTGGATGCGCACGTTGGCGTCCGCTCGGAACCCTAAGGTCAGTCCGTTGATTCCTGCCATAAGACCTCCCACTCTTACTGCGTCATTCCTGCTCCCGCCCGCTCCGACACCGGTGTATCCGGGGTGACGCGCGCGCAATGCGCCGCCCGATAGCGCGCTTCCAGCCCCGGCTCTTCCTTAAACAACTGCTTCAGCGCCTTCCCATAGCTCAGCTTCTGCTCACTCATCACCCTCTTTACCCCCAGGTCCACTTCCTCATCCACGGGCAGGCCTTCTCCACTCCCCAGCCCCCGAACCCCCAACGGCACCACCCTCACCGCCCTCTCCACATACGCCGCAAATTCCTCCGGTCGCTCCAAGGCGTCTCGGAAGAAAAATCCCCGCTCTCGAGGCAGAATCTTTCCTTCCCGCACCGCCTCCTCCAACCTTTGCTCCGCTTCCTGCACCGCGATGTAGTCTGCCAGGGTGATGCGGTTCTCCCCCGCCAACTCCCGCGCTTTCCCCTGCTCCACCACCCCCTCCTTCACCACCGTGCCCAGCAACAACCTCCGTCGCGCCCCTTCTTCCTCCTGCCTTTCCAGCTCCGCCAACCGCCTCAGCAGCTTCTGCGTCTGCTCCCACACCGTCCTCCCCCCCTCTACACTCCCCACCCCCGACTCCCGCAGCAGTTCCGTCAGCCGCTTCTCCTCCCTCTCCCGCGCCTCGGCGTCCGGATTGATCCCCAAGTGCTCGCGCGCCAGATCCGCAAACTCGTTCAGCGGCACGTAGCCCATCAACTCCTGGCCGTCAAACACCCCTAGGTGACCTTCATGTTCTCCTGCCTCCAGTCTCTTCATCGAGAGTCTCTTCGCCATTTTCTTCTCTCCTTTTCCAGTCTCGTCGTCGCGGCTTGCTGCCTTCCCGGGTTGGTTCCACGCTCCGTCTGCCGTCCCCGAAGCCTTCACCCCAGAGGATCCCGAGGTCCCACAGCGCGTTCCTTTCTCTGGGTTTACTTCCCGTCCTGGAACCCAATCCAGATCGGTGAGCATGATGGGCGGCAACTCTTCCAAGAAGGGATGATTCGTCAGGGCGCCGGAAGTGAGTGTGGCCCCCTGAGGCTCCCCTGTTTGCTTATCCCGAGCGCCCCAGTCAATGGACGGCGAGAAGAATCGATAATGGCCAGACCGGATCAGGCGCTCTGCTTCGGGTGTCCATTCGACCAGAGCGAAAAGGTAGGGGCCAGGAGCGGAAGGCAAGGGTCCGGAGCCTTCCCTGAGGTCTGGCCCCTGCTCCCTCAGCCCTAGTTCATGGATCCAGCCGGCAGCGGGAATGGGTCCGCCTTTGGCAACTGCCGGCTGCTCGCTCGCATGCTCATAGTCGATGACGACTTGGTCGTTCTTGCGCTTGGCGAAGTTTCGGACCATGTCGTGGAGATCCTCGAGCGTGATCGAGAACCGATGGCCGTCCTTTACCCAGTTGCCCATGACCGCGATCGGGACCTCGTAGAGATTGCCGGTGGTCGATCGTCTGTGGTCAATTGGCCGACCCGGACCGTTGAGCAAGACCGCGAGATGACGTGGGGAGTTTAGAGCTTTAAGTTCCGAGTTTTGAGACACTCTAATTGAAGACTCCGACGCGTCGGAAGGCAGTTCCATCCCTTCCGACCGGTAGAGCGCCTTCAGCTTTTCGATGGCCTTCTCCTTGTCCGGTCCTTCGTATCTGTTGCCGCGATATCCGCCGTGGAGCGCCGCCCAGGCGGCGCCCATCAAGTGATGGTTGAGCGGCCCATCGTCAGCGTCGCGCACCGGCAGGTGACCATTTCCATCTTTGTCAGTTACGAGGTAGCGAGACATAATCAAAACCCTTTTCCGGTGGCCGTTCCTCCACTCCGCCGCCGCTTCTGCCGGTCGCGCCGCCGGTGCCCTCGTCAACGACCTCACCACGAATAGCGACGACATTCCGTGAGCTCTCCTCCGGCAGAGCGAGCTCTTGGCGAATGAACCGGCGCAGGTTCTCCTCAGAAACCACCAAGCCCGCCTGTGCAAACTGCGTCAGCGCCTCCACAATGTCTTCCAGTCCGCGTGCCTGGACGTTGGCGGCGACCAGGCTAGGGCACGGGGCATGATCCCCGAAATTAAGCGCAACCAGCCGTCGAATGGAGGTGGTGGTCAGCTTCAGCGCAATCTGGTCGGCAAGACTCTGTAGGGCCAGCATAAAGAAATCCCCGTGAGCCTTGCCCAGCGCGCGCGATCCATGTTCTGCTTGCCCGAGGTCCATGAAAAGTGCCAAGGCCGCCCGCGAAATCATGACGTTGTGGTGCTGGATCGACGGCATGACATCCCGAACGCGACCCTCGTAACCCACAATCCGGAAACCCGTGGAGGCGTCGCCCGGAGGTTCAACCATTCCCGTCGCCTCATGCGTCGCGACTTGCGTCACGAAGTTGTAGGCAGCGTCCCTGTCCTCCTTTGAGAACCCCGGAGCCAGCTTGAAGACGGGTATGCCCAGCGCATTTCGCTCGCAGGCGATCGCGTCGATTCGATAGAGCTGGCTCTTGATGTACCAATGGGGGTACATGGCGCGCAGCAGGGCAATGCCCCAGAAGTTGGCCCCTTCCTGATTGTGAGTAAAGACGGCGATCTTGTCGGCGGGCAAGGTCACGTTCAAGAATCGCGAGCCGCGGTAACCGTACTGCTCAAGCGCCAGCAGAGTTTCGCCGTCCCCTTCGGTATGCCATCGATAAAAAGTGAGCGGCAAGCGTGCCGCGAGTTTACGCAGTCGGATCCTTGACCCATCCACCGTCCAAACATCCTCGTGTACCGCACATCCGAAGTCCAACATGAGCAGTGCATTCCGGACCACCTCGTCCCAGGGCTGCGACGTCCAAGCCCCGGTGGTGGTTTGGAACTCCAAGCCGCCGAACAGGTTCTCCCTCACGAAGGCCGCGACCTCTTTGGCCTTGTTCGCCGTTGTCTTGCCGGTCCCGGTGGAAGAAATCGGATGACTGAACGATCGGTCCATCGAATCATCGATCGTGTTTCTTGGATCGCCCGATGATCCGATGGCTCGGGTCTCTGATGGCACGATTTCCCACTTCGCCGATTGCACTGGCAGCTTGCACGCTGCGACCGTCGCGCGCACCTGAGCGTCGCCGCGCCGCATCTGCTCGTACGTTGGAATCGCATTGCGACCTTGCAGCTCGGGGTTATACTCACCCAGATCGAGAAGGAAGCCGGCCGTAATCGGCGTACCGCTCACTCCGAACGTACTAGTGGTCATACGGCTGGCTGCCGGCGCTTGCGGGTCAGGACGAGGCTGAGGTACCGACTGAATCGGCGCCGCCCTCGTCGTTCCGGAACCGGACGTGTACCCACGGCCGCCCGGATACGTCTGGACTCCTCCCTGACTGCGAACTGGGAACTCCGGACCTCGGTAGCTGACTCCGAGTTCGTGGTCCGCAAGCGCGACGATGCTGTCGATCTGAGATTTCAGATCCCGCATCTCGGATCGCTGTGCGCGAAGCTCTCGCATCAGCGCTTTCGCTTGGTTGCCGTTCGTCTTCGAGTGTCCGACCATAAGGGTTGGGGGGTTGTGTTAGGGGCTAGTGGTTAGCGCCAAGAAGGTTAACTCGCCACTAGCAACCACTGGGTACCACGTTATTTCACGCCTCTCGTTTTTTCCCAGGTTCGTGCGCCCGTGTAACCGAGAAAGGCCACACCAAAAAGTTCGAGATACGCATCCGGGATCGGGACCAGTGTCAAACCTCGATGCGTCGCGAGGTTCAAAAGCGGGAAGAGGACTATCGAGCAGCCGATGGCCCCGATCATGACGTACAGGAACGTGGGTCGGGCGCGTCGAACATAAGCATCTTCGCCCCGGGCCTCGACACCGAGATTCTGCCCTTGGATTTCGGCCACCGCCTGATCCCGAGCTGCCTCAATTTCGGCGCGTTGCAGTTCCAACTGCTTTACGGCTTGCTGCAGCTGCGCCTTCTGCTCCGCAGACAAGTGAAACTGGTCAATCATGTCGGTGATCGATTGGATCGGGTCTCCACCGACAACTCCTTTGAAAATCTCTGCGAAGCCCACCATGGCTAACCCCTCGGTCGTGCTAGTTGTTCGTAGGATCGTTGGATCGGGTCAGTCTTACCAAAGTCTGACTCGTCACTGGTCAACGCAGCTCAGCACGGGGACAACGCTGACGACGCCGACCACATTTGCTCGTTGCTCAGTTGGTGCCGCTCAATGTACTCACCCAGAATCTCGAAAATCCGTTGCTCGGTTCGGGTGCGCAGCAGGGAGGTAGTCATAAACTGTTGAAACACCCCGCAGACGCGCCAAACAAGAAAAAGGAACGCCCCCGCGCTCGCCAGGCACGCCACTGCCACAACCGTTTCAAGCAATAGCTGCCAGCGCTGAGGCTGACAGACGGCGTCTTTCGCTGTCGCCGCCAGAATGTGCAAGCCGATGAACATGAGACTCCTCCTGTTATTGAAATCAGTCAAATCACAGACATCGGAAATGTATGGGCCGGATTAGCGGAAAGAAGCTTTGGCCGAAATGACCGCCACGCTTTCGCCGGCCTGGGTCGCCCTTCAGAGGATTCTATTCTTTACTCCTGCCACCACCGGACGGCCAATCACGGCTCCGACTTGCGCCAGGTGGTAGATGGGTTGTTGCGCGGCCACTTCGGCCATACAAAAGGCCCACCAGTGGTCAGCATGGCCGAACTTGGCGTCGTGCTCGCTATCGAACCTTGCCTGGCCCACCGCGTTGACCGTCTTCTTAACACTGCGAAAGGAAGCACGGACGCGGTCATCATCGGGAATGCGCACCTTGGTTTCTTCCATGCGCCTTTTGGCAAGAACCGCCATCGCTTCCTTCGTCGGTTGCGTGAACTGTACTCCTTCAACCTTACCCGGAAACTCCCGGTCTAAGGCCTCGTAGATGGCGAGGCCCATGCCACTCTTGTCGATCTGCAGGCGGCGGATCGACGGCATTAGGGCGCGAACTTCGCGCAACTGCTCCGGTGTCGACAGATTGCGCATCTCCAGCAACCCGCGCGTCCAGGTAACGTCGCCAACGAGTTCCGAGAGCCAGACCACCGACAGGTCCCGGTTCCGGGCGATGTCCCATCCCGCGTAAAGCGTATCTGTGCCGAGAATCCCGTAATCGGGTCCCAGGTTGACTGAGGCCTCGGAGGAAAGGCATTGTTGGAATAATTCGGGAGGAATCCACTGTGCCCCTCCGGAAAGAAACTCACAACAGAACTCCTGTCGCCAGGTTTCGTCATCCACCCCGGCGCGCAAGAGCTCAAGGTCTATCTTCAGCCCCTCCCTGGCGGCTCGATAGATGTCACACCAATGTCCCGACCATTTCGAATTCCGGGGTTGGGGATCCAGCACACGGCAATCTGCACTCCCGATTTGCGACTCCACACTTCGAGTCCGCACCGGATCGCCTTCGGTCAATCCCGCTTCCTTCGCCAGTTCAAAGAACTTCCCTTGTTGGCCGTTTGGCGTCGAAACAATTTCCAGACTGAATCCGCGCGTGATTGTGGGATAGAGGGCAGCGTAAATCTTGTCAGGGTCGATATGGAAAGCGAATTCGTCCAGCATCACGTCGCCTGAGTAACCTCTCGCTGTATCTGGATTGGCCGGAAGTCCGTAGATCACCGACCCGTTCGCAAAGCGCGTCTCCAGAGTCTTCAACATGGTCCCTTCGAAGAACGTTGATTCAAAGGCCTGGGCGACAATGCCCAAGGTTTGGATATGCTCCTGGACTTTCTCCATCAGCAGCCGCGACTGCCTCTCCCCTTTGGACAGCAGGATCCACGTTCTTTTCCGCTCCACGCACTTGAGCACAGCGTGCAGCGAGGAGGCAAAGCTAAATCCGGTCTGCCGGCCCTTGACCACAATTTTCAGTGGCGACTTATCGGCCACCCAAAGTTGCTGATACGGGAGCAGCTGAATCTTGGGCTCCGGGCTCTCCAGGGTCTCGACCCTTGGCTTGCGCTCCTCGCTTGGCTTTTTCTGTTCATCATCCCGCTTCGCTCGCAGACCTTTAGGACTGCGCTTGGACGGTCGGCTCGGAGATGAGTCCATAAATCTCCCGAATCTTCTGCCATGCCTCAGGCCCAAGCCCCTGGCCCTTGTTAGCCTTGTTGAGGGCTCGCTCAAGTTCCTCAACCTTGTGCTGAATGAGTTGGAGCTTGGCCTGCTCCGTTTGCAGGCGGGTCTCAACTACCTGCTCGTCGAGGGTGGCCTTTCTGGTTTTCAGCCGAAAGGTCTCGCGGTGTCCGTGCTCACGAACCGCGTCTTGCATATCGAATTGCGCGTTCTTCCTTTCTAACCCCATGAGCCCGACGACGAGAGCCGCCTCCGCAAGATCCTTCTGGCCCGAGTCAGCGTCATCACCCAAAGCTGCTTTGAGGATCCGAACAACCTGCAAACGGTGCTTGATTCGATCCGCCTGGATCTTCAAGTCAGACCGGAAGTAGTTCCGCACCGCCGGCAGCGTTATCTTGTCTTTGCCGCGCTCATTGACCGCCTCAAAGACGTCTTCGTAAGTCGCGCCTTGGACGAGCATGTCCGTGGCCAGTTGACGCAAATCGTCAGGGAGCTGTGAAACGTCAGTGCAGGGCGGCTCCTCCGCTTCGGACGATGTCGCGGGGAACACCGCCGCAGTCGGCCGCGCTGCCTTGGGTGCCCTGACCCTGCCTGGTTCCGTGGTTCTGCTCATTGCTTTGGCTCCAGATAAATCCCCTCGTCGGCGGCGAGGCGTCCATCGTAGTAGTCAATGCCTTTCGCGGTGATCTTCACCAACGTGACATGGCGCGTGGAGTGCGGACTGCGGACTCCTTCGACAGATACCAGGCCCTTGTCGGAAAGGTACGCGACGTGAAAGCTCAGTTCGTCCAGCGGAACGGGATAACCGAAGAAGTCCAGTTCACCCTGCAGCAGAGGTAACGTGGCTGACTGCGGAAAAATCAGGGCGAGGTAATAAAGAATCTTGCCCCGAACAACCTCTTTCTGACGAAGACTGGTGTTCATAATCGTTTCACTCCTGGCTCGTCGCCTGCCGTGGCGTCATGATCCTGCCTTCGCGGGCTCCTTGAGCCTGTCGAGGTTCGAAAGCGCCTGGACGTCCCGCGACATCGCTTTGAGGGCAATCAGCATCTCCTGATGCTCGTAACTCTCCATGGAGTTTCGGTGCTCCATGACACTGGCAAGGCGCGAAACGGCTTCGGCTTGCGATTGGTGGGCATTCGCCAACTGCCCCATGTAATCCCGGGCCGCGCCAAAGGCCCTTTCCGTAAGCTCACGTCTTAGCTCCATGGATCTATCGATCCAGTGGCGAGCGAGCTTCATAAATCCGTAAGCGAAGACCATCAGGATCAGAATGCCCGGTCCCCACCACAGCGCCACCTTATCGAGGTTCTCAGGCAT